CCGAAGTATATACAAGCATATCTCTTCTTCCTGAGCAGTCAGTTGTTGGCTATGCTTACCTCATTAAAGAAAATGATAATGACATTGGAAAGTTTTATATTTGGAACGGGCAAGACTATACTATCATTACTCCAAAATATGGATGGTACATACAGGATGAAACAGTTGATAGGCTAACAAACTTTGTTGTAGATGCTACATCTCCTAATGTATTTATAAGATCACTAGATGGAAAAGCACAATATAGAGAGTTTGAGTACATTTCTGGTATTAGAATTGTTGTAGACACAATGAATGTAAAAGATTCAACATTTGATCTTATAGAAATATCTCCAAGACTTGTTATGAATATTTCTGACAAAACACTAGACTACTCAATTAACAAGAGTGCTTCAGACCTAGGTGTAAGCGGTTTACCAGTCGGACAGTTGATTGCCTCTAATGGAAATATTAATATATTTGACTATGATCAAGCATTTAATGAAAACAACTCATCAAGTATAATATCAAAGTATATAAATAGACACGTACAGTTTAAGTTTTATGAGGTAGTTGTAGATGTTGCAGGATGGGATTACTGGGTTCCAATTAAAACATTGTATTCTGATTCATTTCCCAAGCAAGATCTTATGGGAAAAACAGTATCTCTTTCTTTGAGAGATATGTATTGGTATCTAGAATCAACTACTGCTCCACAAATATTGATGACCGAGGTTTCTGTTAGTTCTGCTGTATCTCTTTTACTAGACCATATTGGTTTTTCTAATTACACATTCAAAAGAGTTGCAAATGAAAAAGAAATAATAATTCCTTATTTCTTTGTTGGACCAGATAAAAGTGTTGCAGAAGTTCTGCAGGACCTGGCCATATCAACTCAAACTGCAATGTTCTTTGATGAATACAATAATTTTGTAATGATGAGTAAAGACTACATAATGCCAACAGTAGCACAAAGACCAACAACCTTTGAACTTAAAGGAACAAATGATTTAGTTCAAGATAGAGAAATTAAAAACAAAACAGTAAATAGTTCTAAACTTGCAAATGTTATTTCTGTATCGGTTCAGCCAAATAATGTTTATAATGATGGTGTAATTAATTATACAACAAGGCACATACAAAGATCTATAGGTTCTTTAAGACAGGCTAGTCTTTTGGATGAAGAAAGATTCTATACATACAAGCCTGCACTCTTGTGGGAAGTTTCTGGAACAGAAAACACAAAGTCAATAAACAATGAAGTCAACACACAGTCTTCGTATGTTCTCAGTGCAATACCTTTAAACTCTAATCTTTCAGCAGATGTTCCAGTTGTAAAAAATAACGTAGTTATAAATAATACATTCAGCCTTGGAGAGGCCGCTTACTGGATTACAAGATATAATGGATACTTTTATTCACAAGGTGAAATCATTAAGTACGATGCAGTTCAGTACAATGTTACTGGGTTTGGAAATGTTTGGATAACATCTACAGAAGACTATCAAAACTATTTTGCTAAACTACCATTCAATGGAAAAATATATCCAACTGGCCTAGTAAGAATTTATTCTGAGCCAAAATATTTTGAGCAGTCTGGAGTCGTTAAACTACAAAATGGAGAAGTAGTAAAACATGGTCGTGGACAATTTGGAACAACTGTGGTTGCACACTCTGCTGGAATATCTGACTACTGGAAATCTGATGACAACATAAAGGGCTGCTATATGTCTTCAGAATATCTTTTTGAAAAAATAGATCCACCTTCAATAACAACAGTTGCACCTTCTGGAAAACTTACTGATACTGGAGTATCTTCTGATGCATTGTCAAGAACTTCGTCTAGGACTGGAATTATTAAAAACTTTATGTCAACTGCAAATGTTGGAGAAATAACTACAAATACTCAGCAGGTTGCAGGATCCATTCAGTCGTCAGCACTTTCTTTAACTGGTCCAAACTTTACAACAAAAGAAAAACCAAGAAATTTTGTTTCGTATGTTCATAAGTCTTTGCAAGACAAAAAGTACAAACACTTCGGAACAAGATTAAGAATTGTTGGAAAGATCGAAAGCAATGAAGACCGTGGACAGACATCTAACGGTTCTTCAACTTACTATGTAGTAAATGGCTCTACCCCAGACAAAAATATTAATATTGCTGGTGGGTCTGCTGGCATTGCTGTAATGTTGAACCCAACAACAAATGTAGGATACTATTTTGAAATAGCAGCACTAGGTCTTGGAAACCTTTCACAAACAGACAGACAGAGTGTTAGCAATGTTTTCTTTTATAAAGTAAAGTCTGATAATGGAAAGGCAATACCCGTAGGACTTTGGGATGGATTGGCTCAGATCACTGTTGATGATGGAAGGTTCACTGGACAGTCAAGAATGTTTGCTGAGGAAAATCCAACGGTATATGATCTAGCAGTAGAATACGAAGACATAGGAAAAATAAGAAGATTCTATCTATACATGAATGGAAGACTAATAAAAACAGTAGACGATAATGATCCACTACCAGTATACTCTGATATAGCATTATTTACAAGAGGTTCTTCAAGGGCAATGTTTGAAAATGTCTATGCGCTATGCAATAACTATTCTCAGAATACTTCTTTTTCTTTGGGTGCCCCAGTAAACTCAGTCTTTGGTGATAACGAAATCGATGTAAACGAATCCTTTAGAAAATATGCAATAAGCGGACTAATTCAAAACACTTACCTATCTGGTATTGGTTCATCAGAGCCACCAAAATATGATATATATTTTGAAGAGTTTGGAAGCATTATGAGAGAAGCAGCAGTATTTAATTTTAAATATGATAAAGCATATCCAGCACTAACTGCAAAAATATCTCCAACATTTAATAAAATAAAAGGCTATGTTGTTTCTGGTTTTAGAGCAGGCTCTTACGGAGCAGAGTTTATGATTTTTAATGCAACAGATACAGCGTTAAGTCTAGACGAGACAAGTGGAAACTATTTAAGAATTCAGGGAATTACATTTACACAGCAGTCAGACAACAAGTTAACAGTAGATGACTATTTTAATAAAAATAGTTTGACATCAAACCCACAGTTTGTGGCAGATAAACTAATTTCAAACCCATTTAAGTTTAAGCAAGACTACCAAGACATAAAACTTAGTCGTATGACTTACGGTAAAAAAGATTTTGCTTTGGATACACAGTACATACAGTCTCAAGATGAAGCCTCAAGCCTAATGAAGTGGATAGTTGAAAAAACTACAAAGCCAAGAAAGTCTGTTGGAGTTAAGATATTTGCAATACCAACAATTCAATTAGGTGATATAGTTAGTCTAGACTATGTGGAAGATGGAGTCAGTATGGCCTCAAGCCCAACAAGCAGGTTCGTTGTATACAATATTGATTTTTCTAGAGGACCAGATGGACCAGACATGACATTATTTTTAAGTGAGGTAGTATGATGGTAAGTCAAATTGACGGTGGTGATGGAACAACATCTGATGCAACTGCAGCGCTTCCAAAAGCAACAGTGAAGGTTGACAGTAGCGCAGTAAAGATTGCAACTCCAGATCTTATTCTTTTTAATGACGAAGTAATGTCAATTGAAATAATGACAGACCTAATATTTGAAGATATGGGTGGATACGAACTTGCAACAATATCTAGGCATGACCTAGTTAATGGACAAAAGGTTATATACGCACCAATTAAAAATCTAACAGACTTGTATCTACAATATAACCCAAACAATGTTTTAAGGCTTCAGGCATCTGACTCATACTTCAAGTCTTTATCTTTATCAATATTTGATCACCTTCCAGAATGTGGTACTGGATACGACATATCTCCACCACCAAATAATTTAAATGAGACAGATAAGAACAAATGGATAAAAACACCTAACTGCAAGTCTGTGTATATAGATCCAATAAGCGGAGACCTGGTTATTAATTTAATTAATGTTAAAGAAAATGAGCAAGCAGAAGTACAAGTTTTGACAAGTGGAGACATTTTTAATGATACAATACATGATGGGAGCAATTAATGATAACTAATATAGGTAAAAATCTTTTAGCCAAGTATCTTGTTGGTCAGACGCAATCGTATGCCTCACACATTGCTGTAGGCTGTGGACCCAATCCAGTGGCTTCTGATGGGGGTAATTTTGGAGACTACGCACTAAAAAAGTCTTTAGACTTTGAGATGTTCCGTGTACCTATTATTTCCAGGGGTTTTGTAAATGAAGACGGTATAGACAAGATAGTCCTAACAGCAGAACTACCAACAGAAGAAAGATATGAAATAACAGAAGTAGGTATTTTTTCTGCTGCATCAAATCCAGTTGCAGGATCTTTTGATAGCAGGAATATATATTCTTTTGCAGATACAGATAATTGGCTATATCAACCTTTTGGATCTCCCGCTATAGACATTCCAGTTAGATATGAGCCACTTGATGGAACTTCTGAAAATGGTATTATAAATCAAACAGTAAATGTTTTTGCTACAAATGCAGACAACAGAATATTTACTCAGTCAGACAGAGTGTTAAGAAATGAAAGATGTAGGTTTTTAAATAATATTATTGCTATAGTTGGAAACGACTCTACACTAACAAGAAACTCTTTAGGCAAGATAGAGGTAGGTAATGGATCTAAATATATTAGACTCAATGAAACAACTGTAGATTTTACAAAGAATAGTCCTCTTGATGAGTTAAGGTTTGCATTTTCTGTTGTTAATAAAGTTGCCAACTCTAATACTGTTCCAGACAATGTTAAGATTTTATTAGAGTTTTCTCATACAGGGCTAAACTCTAGCCAAGAGTATGCAAGATTTGAAATTGATATTGACGATTCTGGATACTCTGCTGGAACAGCAGAAGAGACAATAAACTTTGCATCAAACAGATATGTTGTTGCAAAAAAAGCATTAAAAGATTTAAACAAGACAGATAACTTTGACTGGAGAGAAGTATCTGTAGCAAAAATTTATGCTTGTGTAACTGAGGCTGGCTCTCCTTCCGATCTATTTTATGTTTGCTTGGATGGCTTAAGACTTGAAAACATTACATCAACAAATTCTTTATACGGACTTACTGGATACTCTGTAATTAAAAGCGTTGGTGCAAAACCAATTATAAAATCAGCAAATACAACAAACTACATTGAGTTTAGATTTGCTTTAGGTGTTTAAAAATGGCAGATAAAGGAATAAAAAATGTTATTATTAAAAGGGAGTTGCTTGGCAAAGTAACCTCTTCAAATTCTAGAGTCGTTAGATTTAGGATTGTTGCTGAAGATAAAAATAGAAAGTCTGCATACTCACAAATATTTATTGTTGGTTCAGATGCAGTACTTGTTGCTCCAGGAGATATTAACATTATTGGAAATAGTATATTTGTAAATTGGGGTGGAAATGCAGAAATCAGGCCAGCAGTAATGTATGACGTATTTGTGGGCTTTGATGGAGAGACTCCAAAATTTATAGCATCAACTGGAGGATCAAGTTATTCTTTTTTAAAAAATGGAACACAGTCTGTTAGAGTGATCGTTCAGTATTCATCTACAGGGGCAAAACTTGTAGAAGGTTTGTATCAGTATGATTCTGGAATCGTGAGTCTGGTATAATTATAGTATGGCAATTTTACCTGTACCAGAGCGAGGTCAACCTTTAGATGTTACATACATCTATCAGATTGTTAAGGCTATTAATGATTTGTCAACCCAGGTATCGCCATCAACATACAAATATGTAACAGTCGACACACCAAATGCTGGAAAGCAAAGCGTTAAAGCATCTGAGGCAAGAGTTATTGGTGGGTATGTTCAGGTCACAACAAGCACAACACAAACTGCTGGATCAAACCAACCATTTTCATATGACTTCCCAAGCGAATTTAAGTTTGCACCAATTGTAACAGCAACACCTGTGAACGTAGGAAATACAGACGCTGGTAAAGATGTTATGGTTACATTAAAAAGTGTTTCAACTTCAAAAGTTGAAGGCACTGTTAAGTTTAATTCTGGAGGAGACACAAGCATTGGAATTAACCTAGTAATTATCGGAATACCAAATTAATGATTAAATGTAAAAAATGTAATGGAAGAATGTTTATAGATAGGCAATACACAGAAATAAATAATCTAGAATTATACTGCATTCTTTGCGGATCAAGAAAATTTTTTCATCCACCAAGCAATTCTCAGGAGGGCCAATGGTTACTAAAAAAGGAACAATTGAGAGCGAAAAATACAATGAGTCACCTGTAATACCAGGCAACAAAAAGGTTTGGTTTCTTAATGGAGACCTTGTAAGGGTTCATCACATAAACAGGTCTAATGGAATTATGTCTGTTTATAATATCACAAAAGATCAAATAGAAAGTTGTTTGATTAGTGATTTTAAAAATAAAAGAGAAAGAGCCTATACAGTAGGTCAGACTGCTGATTTAGTTAATCGTCATAAAAAATATATGCCATCTCTAATGAAGCGAGGCGTTATTCCATTTCCTACAGGGTCTCAAAAAGGTGGTGCTAGAGGTTTTCAAGTTAGATCGTATTATTCAGAATCACAGGTAAAAGAGATTCGTGATATACTTGCTACACATCATATTGGAAGACCAAGAAAAGATAAACTAATTACTAATGATATTACGCCCAGCAAGCAAGAGTTGACACGCAGAATGGGCGATGGTATACTTACTTATAGAAGAACTGAAGATGGGAGATTTGTTCCAATTTGGAATGAATCTATTTAACGAAGGGTATAAAATGCAAAACGATTCAGGATATGTAGTAACAAATGAACCAACAAAAGTATCCGTTACACTGGGATACACACTTAATCTAGGAAATTTTCAATCACTAAGACTTGACCTTGGTGTTGTAGACTCAAAGCGTGACGGAGAAAATACAGACCAGGCATTTGAGCGTGTTTATAAGTTTGTTGAAGATAAACTAACAGCAAAGATTTTAGAAGCCCAGTCGGAGGCTGCTGAAGGATAATGGCTGAACGCAAAGACCGTATGGCTTTGCTTTCAAGATACAGCAAGTATCATACCGCAAGGTACGAATCAAAGCCATCCCTTAATCTAAATGTAGAGCAGTGGGCATCAGATGCCCTTGTAGAATCATACACACTGCCAGGATGCTACGATATACTTGAGTATTACTTTTCAGTTGCAGAGAATCCTTCTTGGAACTACTTTGCATACAACGCAGAAAAAATATTACAGGCACAAAAAGATAAAGTTAAAGACAATGAAGAGAGAGCAGAGCGCAGACGAATGGCAAAGGAGTGGCTAAGTGAATAATACAGAGGCAAAACTACTTACGGCTGTTTTAAAAGATAAACAAATCCATGTTCTTCTTCAGGCAAATGTCGAGAACCTTCTCAGAACACACGGCGACATATGGAACTTCGTTAGATTATATTTTGAAAACAATTCAGTTCTTCCACCAGCAGAACTAGTTACTGAAAAGTTTAGAGACTTTGATCCAGTAGCAGGAGTCGGTGCAACAAAACATCACCTTGAAGAGTTACAGGGTGAGTACCTAACAGACAGCCTAAAAGATATCATTAGATCTGCAGCATCAGAGATTCAAAACAATAATGGAACTGGTGCACTTAACGAACTAATTACAAAGACATCAGAACTAAAAAAGAATACTGCTGCTATTCGTGATATTGATGTTACAGATCTTGAGTCAGCCATTGCATATTTTGAAAATGTTAAGAAGCAGCAAGCGCTAGGCTTGTCTGGAATTA